CTGCGAGGGCTCCCTGAGCGTCCTGCCCCCCAACCCCGTGTCGTAGTCAAATACGTTATGAGTGCCAAGGTGCGTTTCGGCACACCGGAACGCAGTTTAGCTAATATCGCCGCAGTTCGCTATTATATATGGAGCCAAATGGATGCGGATCACATGCGTCTTGTCGACAAGTTCAAATTCATTGACCGTTGTGTGGAAAATGTGTTTGTGCCTAGCCGACATGAGATGCGTGCGGTTGCTGTTCGCAATAGCCGGGCCGCTCGAAGTAATTTTCGAGTGTACCGATGGCTTGCGGGCAGCAGCCCCGGTTGCTAGTGGGGCCCGCGGCAATGGGCACCGTCGTCAACTTCCACAGCCTTACCTGATATACCAAGGTCTGTGCGACAGTTTGATATGTGTGCATCTGTGCCCATACCGCGGGAACCCCGTCTCCCAAGATATACCACGCTTTTCCAGCCCACTTTTAGCGTGGATTTTGGGACTTACACCAAAACCTTTGAAAACTCTCGTCGTGCTTTAATGGAGAGAGTTTTCTACGTGAAGGGTGAGGAGGGTTTCACCAAACCCCCCACACCAGAGAAGAGAGTCTTCCAGAGACTCTGTCGCGTTTTCCAGAATAAGGTTAGCGCTTATACATCGCCAGTCCCCCACTATAGCCGAAATGATTTCGTTGATATGTATGTGGGTGGCAAGAAAGCGGTGTATGAGCGTGCTGTTGCGACCTTAAATGCCCGCGGAAGAAAACGCTCAGATGCATTCCTCTCCTCATTCGTTAAAGTTGAGAAAACGAATTTCACGGCCAAACCCGACCCAGCACCTAGGCTGATACAACCGAGATCGCCTATGTTCAATGTCGAGGTTGGAAGGTACTTAAAGAGGGCTGAGGGACCTACTTATCGTGCTATTGATCGTGTCTTCGGGGAAGTCACCGTGATGAAGCACCATAACGCAGACGAGTCTGGCGCCATCGTCTGGAAGAAATGGAGGAAGTTTTCCAGACCAGTGGCTGTCGGATTGGATGCTAGCCGGTTGGACCAACATGTGAGCGTTCAAGCTTTACAGTTTGAGCACACTCATTGGCTACGGTTGTTCAACAACGACCCCGACCTACGCTCGCTCCTATCACAGCAGTTATACAACCACGGATACATTAACTGTCAGGATGGACGCATTAAATACAAAGTTACCGGTAAACGAGCCAGTGGTGACATGAACACTGGTAGCGGCAACGTGTATATAGTGTGTGCCATGGTATACGCATTTTTGCAGCATGTGAAAATGCGCTGTGAGGTTCTGAATAATGGTG